CAATTTAAAGAACCAACATTAGAATCAGACCGATTAAGAGTCGGATGGTTAGGTGGTTCATCACACTTACATGATATTCAGTTATTAGACCAACCTTTTGGTAAAATAACAAATCTTAAAGATAAATTACAATTTGTTTTGTGTGGATTTGACACAAGAGGAAGTGTGACTGAAATCAATCAACAAACAGGTGAACATAAAAAAAGAGACATTTTACCTCATGAAACTGTTTGGGCTCAATATGAAAAAATATTTACACAAAACCATTCATTAGTTTCCGAAGAATATAAAAAATATTTGTTAAAATATACTCAAGAAGTTTATCCGAACCAATACAATGAATCGTACGTGAGAGTTTGGACACAACCCGTTACATCTTACGCAAAAAATTATTCAAAATTTGATGTATCTTTGGCACCAATCAAAAATACAATGTTTAACCGAATGAAATCACAATTGAAAGTAATTGAAGCGGGATTTTATAAGAAGGCGTTAATTACTTCTGATTTAGGTCCATATACCATCGATTTAAAACATTGTTTAGAACACGGTAATTTTGTTGATGGAAATGCTATGTTAGTAAATGAAAATAGAAATCACTCTGATTGGGCAAAATACATTAAGAAATTGGTTGATAACCCTAACTTAGTAAACGATATGGGTGAAAGATTATATGAAACTGTTAAAGACACATATGATTTAAATAACGTTACAAAAAATAGAGCTGAATATTACAAATCTTTAATTAAATAATATGATTAACATACCATTAACTAAAATTTTATTTTTGGACATTGAAACTGTTGGTGTCCAACCTGATTGGGATTCATTAGTTAAACACAATGAAGCTCTTTCATTCCAATTCGAACATTATTTTGATTGGTTTCAAAAACGATTTCCTGAAGACGGAGCCAACGGGGTTGGTCAAATGTTCGTTAATCGTTCAGCATTAGTTCCTGAATTTGCAAGAATCGCCTGTGTCAGTGTTGCGTTCGTAACAGAAAAGGGTGAAGTTAAAATGCAATCATTTAGCGATATTGATGAGAAAAAAATGTTGTTAGAAGTTCAAAAACTTTTATATAGAATTGGTGAACTTGGTTTCTTTTTATGTGGTCATAATGTTAAAGGATTTGATATTCCAATGTTGGCAAAACGTATGATTATGAATGGAATTATGCCGCCAAAGATTTTACCTGGTCACGATACAAAACCATGGGAAATTAAAGCTTTGGATACAAAAGAAGTTTGGCAATATGGTGGATATGGTTCCATCGCATCTCTTGAACTTATGTGTGTTTGTTTAGGTGTTGAATCATCAAAAACAATGGAGATAACGGGTAATAAAGTACACGAAGCTTTTTGGGTTAAAAAAGATATTGAAGGTATTGTGAAATATTGTGAAAAAGATGTGTCGGTGTTAATTGATGTAATAAAAAAATTAATAGATTTAAAATAATGGACAACATGAATCAATTGGGTTATGACCCAAAAATTTACGAAGAAATTTTAAAACAATTTGAAAAAATTAAACTTGAAGCAGGTATTGAACCTGATGATGAAAATCAAAAAGAATTTGAAGACCTTTTTGGTATTGATTTCGATGATTTAGACGAACAGATTGCAATCAACGCTAAAACAAAATTTGTTGAGGTTGAATTGGTTAATAATGATGCCGTTTTTCCAAAATATGCCTATCCATCGGATTCAGGATTTGACTTACACTCAACACAAGATTTAACAATTGGTCCGTTTGGTAGAATTTTAGTTCCAACAGGTATTAAAGTTTCTTTCCAAGAGGGCTATGAAATTCAAGTTAGACCCAAGAGTGGTTTAGCCATTAAACAAGGATTAACAGTTCTTAACACACCAGGGACTGTTGACCAAGGATATACAGGTGAAATACAAGTAATTGTGTTTAACACAAATAATCACACCGTGATGATACCTAAAGGTATGAAAGTTGCTCAAGCGGTATTGTGTCCCGTAATAAATGGAAAATACGTAAGATTTGAACAAGTCGATACTCTTAATGAAAAAGATAGAGGCGATAATGGATTTGGTAGTACGGGAATTTAAAAATTAAAAAATGATTACAGTAGGATATTCAACAAGAGAACATAACCCTCAATTTATTGAGTACTTAAAGAAAAGTTCGGGGTTTAAAAAAATAGAAGTTATTGAAAAGATTAATAACGGAGAGAAATCACTGTCTCAAGTTTATAATGAAATTCTTGAGGAATCAACGACAGATATCGTTGTTCTTTGTCATGATGACATTTATTTTGATACCCCAAGTTGGTTTCACAAAATTAAAACTCATTTTGAAAAAAGTGATTTTGGTATTTTAGGAGTTGCAGGTACAACCAACATGTCTGACACTGGTAGATGGTGGGAGACTAATCGTAGAAAAGATATGATTGGTATTGTTAACCACGAAAGTGAAGGAAAGAAATGGACTTCAAAATATTCAGATGATTTAGGTAAGTCAATTAGACAAACAGTTATTGTTGATGGTTTATTTATCGCGTTAAGTAAATCAAGAATTAAACACACATTTGATGAAGAGTTTGAAGGGTTTCACTTTTATGATATTGCGTTTTGTTTTAGAAATCATTTAGAAGGTGTTAAAGTTGGTGTAATCACCAACATCAGAATAACTCATAAGTCTATTGGTCAAACCAATGACCAATGGGAAGATAATAGAAATTTTTTCGTTCAAAAATATAAAGATAATTTACCAAACAAAATTCCGTTTGACCCAAATAGAAGATTAAAAGTATTATTATCTTGTATTTCATTTAGAAATTTTACAGGTTCAGAATTATATGTTTTTGAATTGGCAAAAAGTTTAATCAAGTTAAATTGTAGTGTTACGGTTCTTTCACAAATTGGTGGTCCTGTAACTGACATGGCAAAAAAACTTGGGATTAAATGTGTTTCATTTGAAAATGCGCCAGGTTTCAAACTTGGTGACGGACAGTGGGGAACAAATACTCCTGAAGGATTTAAACCATCAACACCAAATGCATTATACCGTGTTGCAGAAGTAGATTATGATATAATCCACTTCCAACACAAACCTGTTGCAGAACGAATTTTAAATATGTATCCTGAATTGGATAAGATTTGTAGTATTCACTCTGAGGTCATTTCGTTAGAAGACCCAGTTGTTGACCCAACAATTAAAAAATACATTGCCATTCGTCCTGAGATTAAAGAACACATGGTTGATAACTTTGAAATACCTGAAGAGATGATTAACATTATTTATAATCCTATAGATAATGAGAAATTTAAATCTAAAAACGCATCGACAGAAAATTATGTGTTATTTGTTGGTACCATAGATTATTTGAGAAAAGAATCAATCTTAGATTTAATTGAATATACCAGAGAGATTGGAAAAGAACTTTGGTTAGTTGGAGAAAATAATGGAAATTATTTGGAAAATGTTTTGTTGGAAGACCACGTAAAACATTTCCCATCAACTTGGAAGGTTGAGGATTTCATCTTAAAGGCTTATGAAACAGCAGGAATCCAATTAGGTAGAACAACAATTGAAAGTTGGATGTGTGGTAAATCAAGTTGGATTTATAAAGTCGATAAAGGTGGATTTATCCTTTCCAAAAAAAAATACGAACCACCAACAGATATTGAGAAATATTATACTATGGGTGTTGCTCAACAAATTAAAGACGAATATCTTAAAATTCTTTCATAATGAAATTAGGTGTTATTGGTATTAATGACGTTGGGTTGTCGTTTGGTTTATTATGTGAAAAAAATGGATATGACGTTTTAGTTTCAAATATGGATGAAGATTATATTTTTAATCTTAATCAAAAGATTTGTATTACAAATGAACCATTAATTCAATCTATGTTATTTAACACTAAAAAATTTAGTGCAACGACAAGTAATTTAGATGTGATTAAAAATTCTGATATCATTTTTATTTTTTCACAAACCCCATCTAATATTGAGGGTAACTACGACACAACAAAAGTGTTTGATATAATTTCAGAATTTTATAGTTTATCATCACAAAATGTTCCTATTCATAATAAGAAAGTGGTTATATGTTCTACCACAAATCCTGGCGAAGTGGAACAAATACAACAAAGATTAAACATGTTTAATGTTCAGGTTGCTTACAACCCATTCTTTACAAATGAAGGTGAAATTGTTAAAGATATTGAAAATCATGAAATGGTTTTGATTGGTAGTGAATACCAAGAATTAACAAATGATTTAATTCAGTTACACACCAAAATTAAAAAAGTTCTTGTTAATGTTTATTCCATGTCATCAAAAGCTGCGGAATTGACAAAGATTGGAATTAATTCTTTTTTATCTGCAAAAATTAGTTACGCCAATATGTTAGGTGAAATTATCACTAAATCAGGTATTGAAGATGAGGTTAATATGGTATTAAACGCAATTGGAGGTGATTCAGGAATTGGTAAAAAACACATGAACTATGGGTTTGGTTTTGGTGGTCCAACAATTAATGGGGACAATAAATCATTAAAACATTTTGCCGATAGTGTTGGTGCGGGTACTGATTTAATTTCAAGTGTTAATCAATTTAATAAATCTCATATTTTATTTATTAAAAAATATTACACACAAAAAAATCCAAATAAAGAAATCCCATTTGTTATGAACCATATAACATATAAGAAAGGTTCTAATATTGTTGAAGAATCTCAACAATTCAAATTGTGTATTGAATTACTAAGTGATGGATATAGTGTAAATGTTATTGAAATCTCCGAAGTATCTACCAATCTAAATTCATTATCTGAATCATATAACGGTAGATTAAAATTTTATAAGCCAGGTACAAAACCTGAAGGAATAGTAATTAATTTATAATGATAATATTAACCACAACATATAATTGTGAAAATTATGTAGAAAAATCTTTGCTAACAATTATGACACAAAGATTTAAAGATTTTAAATGTTATATTACAGATGACATGTCAACCGATAATACGGTTAATGTAATAAAGAAAACTATATTAGGTGATGAAAGATTTATCCTAATTGAGAATAAAGAAAAAATGTATCAACCTGGTAATTACGACCAAGTAATTCGTGGTTTAAATATTCCTGATAATGAAATATGTGTTGAGATTGATGGTGACGATTGGTTACCCAATTCAAATGTTTTATCGTTCATAGATGACGTTTATAAAGATGAAAACGTTTGGATGACAAGTGGTTCTTTTAAGTATCATGATGGTCGGCCAGGGTTTGCAAATCCTCCAAAAAAATTTACAGATATTAGAAAACAAACTTTTACATTGTCCCATATGAGAACATGGAAGTCTTGGTTATGGAAAAAAATTAAAGAAGAAGATTTAAAAGATAATAGTGGAAATTATTGGAGTGTTGCAGGTGATTTATCATTTATGTTTCCAATGTTAGAAATGTCGGGAGAAAATCACTTTAAATATATTCCAAATGTGTTATATATATACAATGAGTCAAACCCATTAAATGACCACAAAGTTAATATGAATAAAGTAAGTTCAACCGTAAACATAATTAGAAATAAACTACAATATAATTTATTACAAAATGTCTGAAAACTTTACTCCAAAAATTTCAATATGTATTCCATCATATGAAGCAAATGGTAGAGGTGTTGAATTTATCAATAAAAATATCCAATCAATTCTTTCTCAAACATATAAAAATATGGAAATTGTAATTTCCGACCATTCAAAAAATGATGATATTGAGAACTACATTAAAGGGTTAGGGTTAGATAATATTGTGTATTTAAGAAACACCGAGAATATTGGGTTTCCTGCTCACAATACTAATAACGCCATTAAAAATTCTAGTGGGGATTACATCAAATTGATGAATTTAGATGATTTTATTGTTGGTGAAGATACATTACAACTAATGGTTAATTTATTATTAAATGAAGGTAAATGGGTTATCAGTGGATGCATTCATTATGATTATGGAAATGGAAGTTGGACAAATCCAATCATTCCTAGAATTGAAGGTGATGGTAGACATTTAATAAGGGGCATTAACTTTGTTGGTTGTCCAAGTGTTGGATTAATACCTCGTGATGAATATTTTGACACTGAAGTTTTATATATGATTGATTGTGAACTTTGGTATCGTATGTTTATAAAATATGGTTATCCGGGTGTTTTAAAAGATTATAGAATATCCGTTGGAATTGGAGACCATACATTAACTAGCCAATGGGCATTAAAACAAAGTGATTTACTTTATAAAGATATTGAGTATTGCAATAAAAAATTTTTAATATGAAAAACATACAATTATTTATCCCAAAATTTAGAAACGAAGAAATTTTTGAACACATGTCAACTTGTTTAGACAAAGGGTGGACTGGTTTAGGATTTAAAACCGTTGAAATTGAAAATGAATGGAAATCTTACACAGGATTACCTTACGCCCATTTTATAAACTCAAATACTTCAGGTCTCCATTTGGCAATCAAAATATTAAAAGATACTAATAAATGGTCGGATGACGATGAAATCATTACAAGTCCATTAACATTTGTATCGTCAAATCATGCAATAATGTATGAAAATTTAAAACCTGTATTTGCAGATGTTGATGAACACTTGTGTTTAGACCCTGAATCAGTAGAATCAAAAATAACTAAAAAAACAAAGGCAGTTTTGTTTATTGGTATTGGAGGTAATACTGGTGAACTTTATAAAATTATTGACTTATGTAAGAAACATAAGTTAAAGTTAATTTTAGATGCAGCACACATGTCAGGTACATTTGCAAAAAATCCATCAACAGGTGACGTTGAACATGTTGGTCATGGAGCTGACGTAACCGTATTTAGTTTCCAAGCCGTTAAAAACTTACCAACGGCAGATTCGGGTATGATTTGTTTTACAAATGAGGACTACGATACTTTAGTTAGAAAACTATCTTGGTTAGGTATTGATAAAGACACATACCAAAGAAGTAATGACAAAGGAAATTATAAGTGGGAATATGATTTAGTTGACGTTGGTTACAAATACCACGGAAACTCAATTATGGCATCAATGGCATTAGTTGGTTTAAAATATCTTGACGAAGATAATAACAGAAGAAGAGAAATCTGTGAAAATTATGAAAAAGAATTAACCAAACATGGAATTCAAACTATAAAAACTCATAAAGATTGTGTATTGTCATCAAGACATTTATTTCAAATTGTTGTTAATCAAAGAAATAAATTTATGGAACTATTAAACTCAAACGGAATTTATCCTGGAGTTCACTATAGAGACAATACCAATTATAAAATGTATAAACACGGATTTGGTACTTGTCCAAACTCTTTAACTATCTCTGAAAAATTAATAACACTACCATTACATATGAACTTAAATGACGATGATGTGAAATACATCATAGAAAAAGTTATAGAAATAAATAAAAATTTAAATTGATATGTTAGTTATTCGTGATTTTGAAAGAAATGACTCAACAAACGGGTTATTAAAAACACTTAAAGAAGTGTGGTCAGTTGATGAAATAAACGAATCAACATTAGATAAATGGTTTAATAATGATAATCACATGGTAGTTGCCGAGTTTAATGGTGAAATTGTTGGTTCTGCAACTTTACATTTACAACAAAAAATTATTCGTAATGGTGGTATTGCTGGATGTATTGAAGATGTTGTAGTTAGAGAGGATTATAGAGGAAATAACATTGGTTCTCAATTAATACAAGAATTAATTAAAAAGGCTGAAAATTTTGGGTGTTATAAAATAATTTTATCTTGTTTTCCTGAAAGGATTAATTTTTATAAAAAAAATGGATTTAATCAAGAGTCAATAACTATGAGATTTGATTTAAAAAAAATATAATTAAATGAAATTAGCAATAATTATATCAACTTACTACCGTAAAGATGGTAGGTCTAGTAGTTTCTTAACAAGAGCTTTAAATAGTATTGCAAATCAAACCTATCAAGATTATAAAATTTTTTTAACTGGTGATAGGTACGAAAACAATGAGGAGTTTGAAACTATATGTAAATCATTTCCTTACCCTGAAAAATTATTTTATCAAAATTTAGAGGTGGCAAAAGAAAGGGATATTTTTGATAATAAAGTAGATATTTGGAAATTTGGTGGGGTTAATGCAATAAACCATTCCATAAATATTTCAAGTAATGAAGGGTTTAATTATATTGTTAAACTTGACCATGATGATTTTTGGGAAAACAATCATTTAGAATTAATAAATGAATGTATTGAATTAAACAATCCGGCATTTATTTGTACCAAAAGTAAATATCGTGATACAATATTACCTAATATTTCAAGTCATGAAAAATATATTAATTTTAAACCATATCCAGAAACTTTAGTTCATTCCTCAATATGTTTTAATTTAAATCAACTACCCTTAAGATATAGGACTTTAGGTGATGAAAAATGTGGAGATAATTCATCAGATGGATGCTTATATTTTGAAATTAGAGAATTGATTGAAGAAAATAATTTAAAATCAGTATTAATAAATAAAATTACTTGCACGGTAGAAGGTGATGGTTATTTTAAAAACAACTAAACATAATAAAAAATAATAACATTTAAAATGGACAATGAAATTTCTTTCTCAATTGAATCTATAGTTGAAGGTCATCATAAAGTATCTTATCGAGGTATTAAATTAATTAAAGACCCTTTTGATTATTTACTATACCAAATGATAATAAATGAAGTTAAACCTGATTTAATTATTGAAATTGGCACTAACCATGGTGCCTCATCTCTATACATGGCAGATATGTTAGATTTGTTGGGTAATGGTATGATTCATACTATGGATATAATGGAATATCCTATGGACCCGTTAATAGTTAACCACCCAAGAATTAAAAGATTTTTAGGCGGTTTTGAAAGTTACGATTTAAAAAATGCCGAGGGGTTTAATAATATACTAGTAATTGATGATGGGTCTCACCTATATAGTCACGTTAAAATAACTATGGATAAGTTTAAAGATTTAGTTTCAGTTAACTCTTATTTTATTATTGAAGATGGAATATTAAATAATATTGGTCTTGAAAAAGATTATGATGGAGGACCACTAAGAGCAATTAAAGAATTTTTACCAAATAACCCTAATTTCCAAATTGATAGAAAATGGTGTGATTTTTTTGGTAAAAATGCAACATTTAATCCAAATGGTTACATTAAAAAAATCTATTAATTGGTACGTCAAATAGTCCCGTATAAATATAAAATATGTATTCAGTAAAAAAATTTTCAATTTGGGACATTAAAATTGATATTCAAACAGATAAACCGTGTGAATTATATGTTGATAGATTCCCGTTAAAACCTAAAGAAGGTATAAGAATTCTTTGGTGTGTTGAGCCAAATGAAGTTTCAAGGTTAAGAAATCATGTAATTAATAGGTACAAAGAATTTGACTTAATTTTAACTTGGCATAAAGAAGTATTAGATACTTGTCCAAATGCTAAATTGTTTCCGTTTGGAACTTCTTGGATTTTAGATTTTGATTTAACAAAAGAAAAAGAATATTGCATAACATCAATTGTTGGAGGTAAAACAATAACACAATATCAAATTATGAGACAAGGATTACCTAAAATAAATGAAATGGTGAGTACAATACCAATACATTTATTTAACAGTAAAAATGAACCTTATACAGGAACACCATTAATTGATAGATATATTCAAGATAGTGAAATAAAAAATGAATTGTTTTACTCTCAGTTTCACATTGCGATTGAAAATATGTCTTCATATAATTGGTTTACTGAAAAATTAATTGATTGTTTTCAAACTAAAACAATTCCAATTTATTTGGGGTGTCCAAATATTGGAGATTTCTTTGACACTAGAGGGATGTTTATAGTTAAAAACTTAGATGATATTACTAATGTTTGTAATTCAATTACAACTGAGACTTATCATCAAATGTTACCCTATATTCAAGAAAATTATGAAAGAAGTTTTAAATACGCCAAATTTAGAGAGTCGTTAAGAGACAAAATAATTGATTTTGTTAAAAATCATTAAAACGTTTATTTTATTTTTTTGGAAGGAACTCCAACATAAATTCCTGGTTCTTCAATATTTTTAACTACCGTAGCATTTGAACCTATAGTAGTTAAACTATGTATTGATATTTTTTCTTTAATTGACGCATTTGTACCTACATAAACACAATCATATATCTTACAATTACCTGATATTTTAGCACCAGGGGCTGTGGTAAAATAATCACCAATTTCACAATCATGACCAATAGTGGTTTGAAGATTTAAATGAGCATGTTTCCCTATTTTAACATTTGTTGTAATTATAGTTCCGGCGCATATAATACTTCCCTCATTAATCTCAACGTCATCTCCAAGTATTTGTACACTAGGATGTATATGTGTAAAATATTTGGTTTCTTTTGGTAATCTTTCTACCATATCAAACCTATCCCTTGGGTCTCCAATTGCAACAACTATTTTATATTCACTTGGGTTAAATTTAGAAATTGGTAAAATTAAATCATTTGTGTCATCCCAGTATTTGTCATCAACAAAAAATTTGGTATTAACTCGTTCTATTAAAGATAAGCTCCAATAAACTTCTCTACCAAAACCTCCAGCACCTATAATTCCTTTTTTCATTTTTTATAAATTTCAAATTTGGACAAATCAGGATAAGGTAATTCCAAATCATCGATGTGTTTTTTATTCCCTTTCAAATCGTAAAACTGTGACATCATCAACAATCCTCTGGCCGAAAGTTCTGGCATCATGTAAAAATTCCAACCCAACATATCAAAATTATCATCGTGATACGAACACTCTCTTCTACCGCTAAATCTGGCACGTTTAAACCATAACATTGCTTTATGGTCATCAGTTAAAATTGCCCCACCTTTACTTAATTTTAAAGTTTTATATGGACCTGTAAATGAAAGACACATATGAGACTTTGGTATATACATGTCGGCAGTAAATCTTAAAGCTGAATCCCAAACATTACTTGGAGATAGTTGGTAGGCTCCTTTAATTGTTTCTCCCTCAACAGGCGTAAAATTAACTTTTAACCCCGCATGAATAATTTCACACGGAACTGATGGATATGTCTTTGACGGACAATCTACCTTATCTGATGTTAAACTTTGTTTTATGTTCTTTTCATAATATAACGCCAAAAATATTGCGTTACTCATGTTGTCTAATGCAATTGCGTAAGGTGCTCCTGTATAATCACACAAACTCCTTTCAAAATCCTCAGTTATTTTATGTACCCCTTGTGCCATATTATTCAAATTTATAATTGAATTATAAGTAAGATTTCTTATATTTCAACTAAAATAAAAATCTGTCTTAAAAAAAAATATTAAATAATGGATATTGTTTCAACAAGATTAATGGGGGGATTAGGGAACATGATGTACCAAATCGCAACATCACATAGTATTGCTCTTAGAGATAATAAAGAAATAATTTGTGATATTACAGAGATGCAAATCCCTCATAAACCATATACATATTATACTAATAATATATTTAGAAATATTAAATTTTCAAATAGTTTAACCAATTTAAAAAATATGGGTGAAGGTGGATTTCACTACACTCCAATACCAAAAATTAATGGAAATATTAAATTAGTTGGACACTTTCAAAGTGAAAAATACTTTATAGAACATAGGGATAAAATATTAGAACTTTTTGAAATTGACAATACAACAAAAACATATTTGTCTGAAAAATATGGAGATATTATAAATCAAGATACGTGTTCAATTCATATTAGAAGAGGTGATTATTTGGGTCTTCCAAATTACCACCCAACCCAATCAATTGAATATTATAAGGAGGCTATTCAAATTATTGGTGAAGAAAAACATTTCTTAGTATTTTCCGATGATATTGAATGGTGTAAAGAAAACTTTGGGTTTTTAATTAACAAAACATTTATATCCGATAATAAAGATTATGAAGATTTGTATTTAATGTCTATGTGTAAAAATAACATAATTGCAAATTCAACATTTAGTTGGTGGGGGGCTTGGTTAAATAACAATGAAAATAAACAAGTAATAATTCCGTCAAAATGGTTTGGCGTTTCCAATTCACATTTAAACACTAATGACTTATATTGTGATAAATGGATTAAATTATGAAAGTATTAGTTACAGGTTCAAACGGATTACTTGGCACGGCATTAAAAGAATTATTAGGTGAAGGTCACATATACCACACAAGAAAAGATGTGGATTTAACTGACGAAAAATCAACTAATGATTATATCACACATCATGTAAAAAACTCAGGTGTGGACACAATTATACATTGTGCTGCAATGGTTGGTGGAGTTCAAGCAAACTCAGACAATAATGAAACTTTCTTTGTTGAAAACTATAAGATAAATAATAATGTAATTAACTCGGCATTTAATAACAAAGTTAAGAATTTTGTTAATTTATCATCTACTTGTATTTTCCCCGACTCTAATATCACATACCCATTAACTGCCGACCAAATTGACATTGCACCGCCACACCCATCTAATCATGGTTATTCTTACGCAAAAAGATTGTCAGGTTATCAAACAAAAATTATTAGACAATTAACAGGTAACAATTGGATTACAATTGTACCAACAAATGTTTATGGTCCACACGATAATTTTCATCCTGAGCACAGTCATATGATTCCTGGTATTATTCACAGAGCGTATAACTGTAAACAAAATAATGAAGACTTTGTAGTTTGGGGAGACGGAAGTCCATTAAGACAATTTATCCATTCAAAAGATTTGGCAAAAGTTATTTTATGGGCAATTGATAATTGGAATAGTGAAGTTCCCTTTATGGCAGTAAATGATAACGAACACTCAGTTATGGATATTGTTAAAATTGTTGCCAAAAAATTTAATATCCAAGATGATAACTTAATATTTGATGAGACAAAACCAAAAGGTCAGTTTAGAAAACCCGCAAAATCAGATATTCCTAAAGATTACCAATACATTAATTTAGAGCAAGGAATTATTGAAACGATTGAATGGTTCATTAACAATTATAATACTCTTAGAAAATGAAAAGAATTGATTTAATTCAAGATACAATCAATAATCAAGACATCGATAATTTAATTGACTGGTTAAAAACTTATCCAAAATTAACTAAAGGGTCTAAAACAATTGAGTTTGAAAATAAATGGTCTCAGTGGTTAGGGACAAAATATTCCGTATTTGTCAATTCAGGGTCGTCAGCAAATTTACTTATGTTGTATGCATTAAAAATTCTTAACAAAATGAAAAACAATAAAGTTTGTGTTCCCACATTATGTTGGGCAACAGACTTGGCACCCGTACTTCAGTTTGATATGAAACCATTATTAATTGATTGTAATTTGGATAACTTATCGGTAGATTTAACACATCTTGAAGAAGTCTTTAAAACCGAACAACCGTCCGTATTATTTTTGGTTTCTGTATTAGGATTATCTCCAGATATGGATTCTATTGTTCGGTTATGTAAAAAGTATGATGTAATCTTACTTGAAGATAATTGTGAGTCACAGGGAACTAAATTTAAGGGGACCAAACTTGGTAACTTTGGATTGATGTCATCATTCTCAACTTATTTTGGACACACAATGTCAACAATTGAGGGTGGGGTTATTTCGACTAACGATGAAGAGATTTACAACACTTTGTTGCAACTTAGAAGTCACGGATGGGATAGAGATTTATCTTTGGAAAAACAACAAGAATTAAGAAAAGAATGGGATGTAAATGATTTTTCGGCATTATACACATTTTACGTTCCAGGTTTTAATTTAAGAAGTACAGATTTACAAGCCCAAATTGGAATCAAACAATTAGATAAAGTAGATGGAATGATTAATAATCGTTATGAGAATTTCTTATATTACAAATCTAAGTTAGAAAGTAAAACATGGTTTCCAAGAACTTTTGACGATAGTTATACTTCAAATTTTGCAATTCCGTTTATTACCAAAACTATTGAGGATAAAGAAAAACTAATAAAAGAATTGAATGAGAACAACATTGTATGTCGACCATTAATTTCAGGTTCAATGGGAACTCAACCATTTTACAAAAAATTATACGGAGAAAATAAATTACCTAAATGTACAATTATAGATGAAAGAGGAATATATGTTCCAAATCATGATAAAATGACAAAAGAAGATATTGATAGAGTTTGTGATATCCTATTAAAATATTAATATAAAAAATAAATTTAAATAAACTATTACAATAATATTAAATAATGGCAACAAAAGCAAGTAGAAAATTACCAACACCAACACCATTAACAGACGAAAAAAGTACAAGAACAAAAAAAGAAATTATATGTTCAATTATAAAAAGAAAAACAAAAGAAAAATTTTTAACACAAACCCAAAAAAATTATTATGACGTTTTAACCTCAAGTGAGGTAACTATTTGTTCAGGACCTGCGGGTGTAGGTAAAAGTTATATTACAATGAAAGCGGCAGTTGATTTATTATCAGACCCAAGTACACCTTACGAAAAAATTATTATTGTAAGACCTGCGGTTGAAGCTGAAGAAAAATTAGGTAGTTTACCTGGTAACGTAGAAGAAAAATTAGACCCATATATTTTTCCATCATACTATCTATTAAATAAAATTATTGGAAAAGAAATGAGGGAAAAATTAAAAGAACTTGAAGTTATTGAAGTTTTTGCTTTGGCGTTTATGAGAGGTATGAATATTGACAATTCAATATTAATATTTGAAGAAGGTCAAAATGCAACACCAAGTCAGATGAAACTTTTATTAACAAGGATTGGATTTAATAGTAAGTTTTTTATTTCAGGAGATGTTGAACAATCTGATAGATATAAAAACAAAACACACAGTGGGTTATGGGATGCTATTGAAAAGTTTAGAGACTCTAATCACATTTCAACTTTTGAATTTAAAGATAAAAAAGACATTGTTAGAAATCCTTTGATTAGTAAGATTTTAGACAAATATGATAACGAGACAGAATGAAAATTGCAATAGAATTAAATGGAGTATTAAGAGATACTTTAAAAAAAATACAACAAGAGTACGAAAAATGGTATCTTGAGAATCCTTTTAAAGAAGATGAAGAAAAATCCGAATATCAAGTAATTTCAGATTTAACAACTTTAGATATATCAAAACATCTTAAATTTAAAGATGAAGACGAATTATATAATTTTTTATATAAAGAACATACTATGGAAATCTTTGGTCATGCGGGTTCAGTTGAACATTCTAGTATGATGGATTTTAATGAGTTTTATTTAGATATGAGAGATTTTCATGATATTTTAATTGTTTCTGATGAAATGGGTAAATCAAAGCCAGCGTCTTTATTTTTCATTTCAAAATTTGGTTGTTTAGTTGAAACTGTTAAATTTTATAGTGAATCAACAATTAATTCACTTTGGGATTCAATAGATGTTTTACTTACAGCAAATCCCACACTATTATTAAATCACCCAAAAGGTAAAACCGTTATAAAATATAAAACATTATATAACCAAAATATTAATGTTGAACATACAATAACAACCCTAAAGGATTTAAAAACAAAAATAACAGAACTATATGATTAAGGTATTAGGAGAAAATTACTATTTTGATTTAGATAAAATCGAAGAATATTTAGACATGTCAATTAAACCTGTTGAAGATATTGAAGATGATGAATTTTCAGGTTCAACAGACATGAAAGTAAATATAATAAAATTTGAAATGGTAAAAATGTTAATGGATACCATTTTAACAGAACATGAAGAAATTGACGAAAAATTAGGTATGAAATCAAGTAACAATACTAGTATACCATTTAGATTATCGTTCAATAGCTTATTAAATAAAAAACTTATAAATCACTATTAATATGGACGCATCGTTAAACGAAAAAGTAACAGAATCAATTAAAAATTTAAGAGATAAAAAATCAAGAATTTATTTCTTAGTTCAAGACACTAAAGGGAATGCAAAAGCATCTGTTAGATTAATCTATCAAATGGCTAAAACTCTTTTAGATTCAGGATTTAATCCTATTATTCTTCACGAAAAAAATGACTACGCAGGTGTAGTTGCTTGGATGGATGAAGAATATATGTCAATCCGACATCAATCAATTGAAGGTCAAAATTTAGAAATTTCACCTGAAGATTTTATTGTAATTCCAGAACTTTTTGGGTACATTATGGAACAAATTAAAAATTTACCTTGTGGTAAAATTGTATTGACTCAAAATTATTCTCACATTGTTGAAACATTACAACCAGGTCAGAGTTGGTCTCAATACGGATTTTTAAAATGTATTACTACAACTCAAAAACAACAAGAATATATTGAATCTGTAATGAGACAATGTAGTTTTGATATATTAAAACCTTTAATTACTGAAAATTTTTATCCAAAAAATTTACCACCAATGCCTATCATTGGTGTACATACTAAAGAACAATCAGACACAATTAATATTATTAAAACGTTTTACTTAAAATTTCCTCAATATAGATGGTTTACATTTAGAGATTTAAGAGGTCTTTCTGAAATAGAATTTGGAAATTCATTAAGAGAATGTTTTGTTAGTGTTTGGATGGATGAACAAAGTGGATTTGGCACATTCCCATTGGAATCTATGGCATCAGGAGTACCTGTGATTGGTAAAGTACCATACATTCAACCTGAATGGATGAATGAGAATAATGGTGTTTGGGTTACTAATCCAACATTAATGTGTGATTTTATTGCTGATTTTATACAAAATTGGTTAGAAGATAATATCAAACCTGAACTTTATGACAGTATGAAAAAAACTGTTGAAAACTATACTAATAAACAAGAATTTGATACTAACGTTACAACTTTATTTGGTGACTATTTAAACGTAAGGGCAAATTCATTTGAAGAACAAATTTCTAAAACCGAAGAATAATATGAATACTACATTACCAATATCAGTTATATTACCAATTAAATCATCAAAAGCAAGAAATTTTGATGAGTATTTTGAAAAAGCAATTGCATCAATCAATTCACAAACAGTTGGAATTGAAGAATTATTAATCGTTCACACTTCAGAAGAATCTTTAGTTGAATATTTAAACGGTTATGATTTTGGAGATTTAAACGTCACAAAATTATTATGGGATAAAGACCCTAATTATTGTGAACAAGTTAATTATGGTGTTAAAAACTCAAAAGGTTCTTGGATATCGTTATTTGAATTTGATGATGAATATTCATCTATTTGGTTTAAAAATGTTGCGAAGTATATCGACGCATACCCAAAGGCACAAATATTCTTACCAGTTGTAGTTGAAACTGACGAAAAAGGAATATTTGCAGGATTTACAAATGAAGCAACCTTTGCTGCAAATTTCACTCAAGAAATGGGATTTTTAACAAATGAAACATTACAAGATTATCAAAACTTTCAAACTGCAGGTTCTGTAATTAAAAAATCAGTTATTGAAGATTTTGGAGGGTTTAAACCATCAATTAAATTAACATTCATTTATGAGTTTTTATTGAGATTAACTTATAACTCTGTATCTATTATGACAATACCAAAACTTGGTTACAAACATACCAATTTAAGAGAAGGTTCTATTTTTTGGAATTATAAATTTGGTGAAGAAAAAATGATTGAAGATGAGGTTAAGTTTTGGATTCAAACAGCAAAAAAAGAATTTTTCTTTATTGAAGATAGAAACATAAAATATCAATCTGAAAATGTATAATGTTAGAAACTCTATCTGCAACAACAGAAGATGTTTCATCCAAAAAAAGAGGTAGAAAAACGGTAAATGTAAATTATTTTGATGTTAGAGAGGAAGATGCTGTTAGGAGTTTTTTACTAGCTGAAACTTCTGAAGAAAAAAACAAAATATATAACGAATATTTACGAGGGCCTTTAGATAAGATGATTTCATCAATCATACGACGATATAAATTATATCGTAAAGATATGGATTTTGTTGAAATTCATTGCGACACACATTCTTTTTTAATGACAAAGGTTGATAAATTTAAACCTGCAAAAGAAAAAAAGGCTTATTCATATTTTGGAACTATCTGTAAAAATTATTTAATGGGTCAAATCATTAAAGACCAAAAGGAAACTAATCGAAAAGTTTCTTATGAGGATATGTCTCAAAGTATCGAAGAAAGACCTGACATGATGTATCGTATTGATGAGGAAGAGATTGATACTACCGTAATTATTTCAAAATATTTAAGTGAACTACGAGATTTTATTGAAAATGAAAATTTAAACGACAATGAAAGAAAATTAGGTTATGCTTTAATAGATTTATTTGAAAATTATGAATCAATATTTTCAGGAGCAGATAATAACAAATTTAATAAAAATGTTATCCTTTTATCTTTAAGGGAAATGACAAATCTTAGTACAAAAGAAATTAGAAGTTCAATCAAAAGATTTAAAAAATTATATATTTTGATTCATTCAAAAATGAAAACTGATTAAAAAGTATTTATAGATATGCCAAGACCACAACGTAAAGAAATTAATTTTACTAAAGATTCAATATTATCTTTAATGCAAGAAATATATAATGAACTTGTAGAACAAAGACAGACCGCAATAAGGATTCAAAATAAAATGTTAACAATGTTAAAAGACCCTGAAGACATGACTACAATTGGACCCGTTATTGAAAAACAACAAAAAATTGTTAATGATTGTGTTGAGAAAAAAATTAGTTTATCCAAATTACAATCGGGTATTTGGGAAAAATCAAATAATAACAATACCGAATCATTTTCGCTTGCGGATTTGGATGATGACTTAATTCAAAATCTAATTGACAAAGATGTTTCTAACGATGAACAATCGTACAAAATGAAATAATATGGGAACAATTGTTGATTTAACGGAAGGATACGATTCTTCCCAAAGTAAAATCAGTTCAATTAAAAATTATACTGAGGTTTCTAAATCTGCAAAAAAATTAAAAAGTAGTGCTGGAAATTCACAATCACCAGCAATACCAGATGTTGCATCACAATTAAATAAAGTTGCTGACCAACAAAAACGATATTTAAGAAATCAACCAACGACATTTAACCAATTATTTGAATTGTTAAAATTATCAAGTGGCTCTGGTTCAGAAACTTCAAGATATCTTAAGAAAAAATTATTAGAAACTGTAACTAAAATTGAGCCAGATATTAAAAAAATTATTAGTGAAGAAGCGTTAAAGGCATTAGGTTGTTCACAAGAACAAACATTTCAAGCTTTTACTTCCACAGATTTAGATGCTAATCCTTTAGAAACTTTACCTGTGGGACAAGGAATATACGTACCCATTCAATCTATGGATATTGCTAGTATATTAAAAATATCCACAACTTCAAGAGTTGGTAAAGTAATATATGAAAAACAAACACCTAACGTACAAACGGGTAATTTCTTACCTTATGGAGGTATAAGACCATTTCCAATGAATAAAGAATTTAATCAAAGATTAACCGGTTCAAATTTTTCAAAATCATATAAGGGTGAATATGGTAAATATTATCAAGGTGTTTCAGGTCAAGATTTATTTGATTTTCAATATAGTCCAACAAACCAATTTGGGGTTGACCAAGCATGTTATAGAGTCGCATTAATATCAAAAGTAAATGCGACATCAACAGTAACTGGAGGTACCGTAAATAAAGTAATAGATTTATTACAAGATTATTACGGTACAATTAAATTAATAGATACTGTCGATTTTACCGCAACACTAATGAATATTGTTTCAGGTGCAATTGATATTAAAGCAAACTTGGGTAGCGAAGAGATTACAGAACAAACAAAGTTTTTAATCTTTCTTCAAAGAATATTAGGTCTTTGTTTTGATTCAAGAAAAGAAATAGATGTTAGTGGGATTTCAAAAATTGCAGAGTTAGATGGTGTTGATGAAACATTTTTTGAAACAACAGAAGTCGATTTAAGAAATATTGACATAAGAATAAATAATATCCAAAATGGTATTATAGAACTTGTTGATTGCGATAATGTACAAGTACCCGTTGATTATGAAACAATAATTGATGAATTAATTGGGTTTCGAGATAAAGAAGATTTGTCAACCGAAGAACAAGTTCAAAATATTATTGATATTACTAACACATTAGTTGAAAATCCCGATTGGAAAGTTTTTTTACCAACAAATTTTGATGGTCAAATTTTAAATCAAGAATTTATTAACCAAATCCCATTGGCAGTTGCTGGTTCAATTTTAAGTCCAAAAGTTTTATTTCCAATTTTTGTTTTATTACAAGTACTTGAAAGTCAAGGTACGAATGTTTATAACCAAGCGGTTACATCCGCAAACACATATACTCAAAGCGCAAACACAATTAATGGTATCGTTAATAATATCATTAATAATCAAGTTGATTTTGCCAAAACATTCAAAACTTTTAACATCCAAGTAACATCAAGAGTTGGTTCAATTTTTATAGAACAACTTTTTCAAATATTAAAAAAAGATTTAATTAATCTTTTAAAACCTGTTATTACAGATATTGCAAAAGGAAGATTAGAGAAAAAATATTTAACAGTTCAAAGATTAGTTAATATTGCATTAATTCTTCAACAAGTTGCAAGGGGGGTTAATGATTATCGAAAATGTAAATCTTTAGTTGATGAAATTTTAAAAATACTAAATTTATTAAATAGTTTAGCACCTCCAGGTTCAAAAATACCAAACGCATTGTTACTATTAACAGAGTTTTTACCGGGAACATCACCTGAAAGGTCAACTATTAATACAATAGAACAATTACAAAAACTTGGAATACCGACAGGTACTTTACCTGATGGTTCACCAAATGTAATGTTATTATTTAACTTATCGGCAAACAAAGGGGCGGATAAAGAACAGGCAGAAAATGGAACTGCTGACTCATTTGGAGTAACATCTGACGGAATGCTTGTTAAAAATTGGATAAAACCAAAATAATATGAAAAAAGAAGAATTTGAAAATATTGTAAATTTACAAAATAATTTGAAAGAACAACCTAATTCAAAATTAATTGAGGCTATGGATATTTTAACCACTGATTTTGAGTTGACCAAAGAAAACATTATTAATTTAACAATGTATTTGGATAAACTTGAAGAACTATATAACAATACTCTTAAAGAGTTTCAATCTAGAAAATAATGGATGATAATACAATATTTTTTCAGGTATCGGTTATAAGTAATCAAGACCCAATGATGTTGGGTAGGATTCGAGCAAAACTTTTAATTGATAACTATAACGACATAGTCAAGTCAATTACTGACCCACCTTGGAATGAAGAAAAAGATATTTGGACGACAAGAGACCCTTTTGTCTTTAGTCCCCTTATGCCATATTTCATGTATCAAGTACCAAAGCCAACAGAAATGGCTCAAGTACTTTATGTGAATAAAGATTTTAAATATCAAAACCAATATTACGTCCAAAATACATTTTCAAGTCCGACAACAACGGGTTATGAATATTATCAAGGTGGTAATAAGTTTACAGGTACAGGTACACAATTAAAAAATCCAAAACCTTTAAAAAACCAAGATGGTACTTATACCGACAAAGCGGTTCACAAGGGTGTATTTCCTGAGCCAGGTGATAATGCCATTTTAGGTAGGGGAAGTGCCGATGTTATTACAAAACAAGATACGGTATTACTTAGAGCAGGTAAATTTAAAGGTGCTGAATTAGTACCAAATGTTCCACCTGTGGCAAACCAACAACGAGGATTTTTACAACTCTCAAGATTTAATCAATCAAAAGTACCATTACCAAATAAAATTGTAACAGAGACAAATGAAATCGTAGTTCAAGTTAAATACTTAATTGAATGGGTTATCACAAATCCTGAAAACACCCAAGATAATTTTACTGGGTCAGTTTATCTTTATCAATTAAAACCCGACCTATCGACAAACTCCACAAATTTAACAGTTGGTACAATTGTTAAAGAATCTTTAAAATCTTTAGTTGCCGAAGAAAAATTTTCACGATTAACAAAAACAGAAACTATTACATTTATAAATAATTTTATTAAAACGTGTAATACCAAAACAACAACCGTTTCAGGTAAAACATTATTTACAAGTGAACTTAATAAATTTGCAATATTTTATAGACCAAATAATATAACTTATTCTGTTATAACACCATCATCAACCACTCAAACAGGAACAACCGAAGCGGACGCATTTAAAAATGTTTCTGACATATACAATCAAATTAAATTATACCCCGCCCTTAAACGAGGTGGTTATGGTTTAATTTATGCTAAGGATAAAGTTGGAAAACCACTTAACTTTAAAACAACTATTGTACCTCAGGAGACATACAAATCAATTCAAACCACATATGGAGCGGTTGGGGCGGATACTTTATATTTGTTATCTCATACGTCGGCAATTCCTGGTAAAGGTAAAATCAATTTTGATGACACATTATATGGAATTTCATTAGACCAATTTGTTGATGAAATATTACCAAAAACATCAAGTTTAGTTAGAGGGGAAGAACTTTTAGAATTGATTAACTTGATTGTTAGATTCTTAATTACTCATACTCACGCATACCCTGGTTTACCTCCAGTTCCTGTAACTCAAGACGGTTCAACTGTTACGGATATATTAACTGAAATGCAAAACGCCTACACAAAAATTCTTAATGAAAATATTAGACTTAACTAATATTTATATTAAAACAATTAATGTCAATTTTAAGGTCGTACATAGATAAGAACAATACCATCATTTCAAATTCATATGTCAATACGGGTAGAAACCCTATTGTTGAATTAAATTTTGGTGCGTCAGATTATATCATCCCAAATTATGGTTACACTCGTTTCCTATTTGATTTAGATTTAGATTTATTAAGAGAAGACATTGCATCAGGTGTAATTTCTACAGGATGTACCACAGGTATGACTCACGTCTTACAAATGACAAACACCTCATCATTTGATAATGAATTGTTAAATACATTCATGTCAAACGAGAGAAGACGAGCGACATCATTTGATTTAATCTTATTTAGAATTCCTCAAACTTCAGGAACAACAGGAATCCCTCAAACTTGGGATGAAGGTGTTGGTTATGATTACACAGATTTTAATGAAAATCAAAATAGCCCGTATGGTGGTTCAACACCTCTTACGTATGTAGATAGTCGTGCCTATTCGACTCGACCATCAAATTGGTATCAGACATCCACTATTAACAATTGGTCTCAACCAGGGGTTTATAACAACAAGAATGAAGGTACCGTAAATTTCTCAGGTTTAACAATTGTTGCAAGACAACACTTTGAACTTGGTAATGAAGATTTATTGATGGATATGTCAAATGAAATTAATGGTATATTAAATGGTACAATAACTGGTGTTACTGGTTGGGGAGTTGCATACTTACCACAAATTGAAAATATTACAGGTTTAACTGACAGTTATAGTGTGGCGTTCTTTTCAAGACATACTCAAACATTTTACCAACCATTCCTTCAAACAACATACGACGACTTAATTAAAGACAACCGTAACCTATTCTTAAAAAACCAAACAAATAAATTGTATTTATACATTTATCAAAATGGTGATTTTGCCAATTTAGATTCTGACCCTGTAGTTAGAATTGAAGACAGAAATGGTGATGCCGTTCCTGGTATGGCAACATTATCAACTTGTTTAAGAACAAGAGGAGTTTATGAAGTAATTGTACCTAATGGATTTACAGGGGCAACTCCTTGTATGTTTTATGATATATGGTCAGGTTTAACAATTAATGGTCAAGCATTACCAAACGTAACAAATCAATTTATATTACAACAATATACAGCAGGTATTCAAATCGGTTCAACATCCAAAGAACCAAGTAAATTTGGATTTGAGTTCTACGGTATTTTACAAAACGAACAAATCCTTAATACCGATATTAGAAAGGTTGGGGTTACAATTAAAAAGGCTTATACGGGTCAAGCACCATTAGAAGATATCTCAGCATTTTATAGAGTATACGTTAGAGAAGGAACAACTGAAGTATTAGTTCAAGATTGGACGCCAGTTAACAGAACTCCAAATGAATATTATTTCATGTTTGATATGAGGGATAAAATACCTAATCAATATTATGTTGATATTCAAGTGAACACTTCAGGAGAGAAAGATACTTATAAGAGACAATTAACTTTTAACATAGTAAATTACAAAACAAATAATACATCATTCAGACAATAATATGAAAACAGTAAAATTAACCGAATCAGACTTAAACAGAATTGTTAAAAAAGTTCTTTCAGAACAAGACGAAACGAATTATATGTTCTTTTCAAATTTAAAACAGATGAAAAGACAACTTGAAATGATTATGGAGATGGACCCATCAACAGTTGACCAAATACTTCAAAATGGACATGATTGGGCAGATGACCATATATCCGAAGCCAAAACAAATATTGACCAAGTTTTTGATTTCTTAAAAAATGAAATGGAAAAAGAATCACAATATGTTGATTTTGAAGAAATGAATGAAGGTAGAAAAAAAACAGGAACTCCACTTTGTGCAAGAGGTAAATCTGCCGCCAAATCAAAATATACTGTTTATCCATCAGCATACGCTAACGGATATGCCGTTCAAGTATGTAAGGGTAAAATCAAAGGATTGGACGGTAAAAGACAGTGCTCTGGAGCTTATTGTTAATTTTTTTATATCAGTTGTTTTTTTATTTAAAGTTTTTGTTTACTTTTGTAGTCAAATAAAAATACACATATGAATCTTTCACCACACAACTTAAAACGCGCAATTCAAAAATGGTACATTTCTTTAGTTAGATTATCAACTCCACCTATGCAAAAATCGGAATATGAGAGAGATTGTATTTCTATTTGTAAAAAACTTATCGATAAAGAAGAAACCATTTTATTATTAACCCCAATTTCTAATAAACGTTACATTAGAAATGAAGAACATCAAATATTTGTTATTTTAGAGGGTAACAACGTTAAGGTAATTAACCACGTATATTCTTATACGGTTTTTTTAGAAAAAAATTGTTGGGAAAATCTTGTATCTATGTTTGATAATGAGGTAGAAAAACGTAGAGAAATTTTTGAAAAAGAAATTACGTCAAACATTAAACATTCACTTCAAAATATATTACATAGCATCTAATGAAAAACAATTCTTTCAAATATACGTTTTATTTTGGGCTGTTAATTATATTAATAGTATGTGCGTTAATTACATCAGTTTCAATTAACATTTATAAAACAATTTATAATAATAACCCAATTAAGAAAGAGAAAATTGAAGTTATTGAAACGCCAATAACCTTTGAAAAAGAAATTATACACGATACTCTTTTTATTGAACGTCCAAAACCAATTAATGTTTTAATACCAAAAAAAGAAACTAAATTAATTCAACCTAAAAAAATAGATACAACATCATTTAATGATAGTGTTATCAAATAGATGTTTTATATTCATTAAGAACATTTTTTATTACGTCCTTTAATGATTCATTTTTTGGTTTGTAAGATACCATAGTTGGTTTATTACCTGTACCAACTTTTGGGTCTTTTTTCTCTTCTTTTCTTTTTTGAGCACACGCAGATTTCTTTTCAGAATCACTCATTTTAGATGCAACCCCTGCGGCTCTACATTTTGGATATCCTTTATCTGAAGATTCAGGTCTTCCACATGGTGGGTGACCACCACCTTCTTTTTTTCTACAAATATTAACCCAAGGACCTTTTGGTTGTGACGAACCTTTTGGTTTTTTCTTTGTTCCAAACCAAACAGCTAAATCTTCTTTAAGTGGTCCAACCGCTTGTTGTATGATTTTCTCAGGGTCTTCAATATCCGCAACATTACTCCCATCTTCATCATTTTGACCAGTATAGAAACTTTTTAGGTATCTATCCACTTGAGCAATTCTATCTGTCCTTTTTTCTATTCGAGCTCGTTCTTCAGGTGTTTCTTTAAAATCACCGTCAGCTTCTTCATATGCCAACTCTGCATTATTATAACTATAAACAGGATTAGTAAATGGTGCAACTTGGTCTTCTGTCCACGGTTGTGGAGATAATACTATTGGTACTTTGAAGTTTCCCGCACTTCCCGAACCTGTGGCTTCACTAATTCTATTTCTTTTCATATACTTACTATAAATATATCGTTAATACATTATGGAACAAGAAAAACAACCAATCGCCTTTCTATTTGAGGACGTTGCAATATACAAACCTGAAGATATTGAAAATCTAATAGATAACTTAACAGAAGAACAGGCAAAATTTATGTTAATTAGAGCCGTTCAAATGGCATATAAGAATGGATTATATTCGTTAACCGAATCTGAAATTGTTTCTAAATCACTTAGAATGCTAAAATAAAAAAAGGGGTCTCACGGAACCCCTTTTTTTATATCTTACAATTTTTTACCACAAGACGGACAAAATTTATATTTTGATTTTGTCTTGATACCACATTCGGTACAGTAATGTTTAATATCCTCTGTGGTGACATTTTTATTACCTAATGGTAATATTTTAAATCTTATAGAGTTAGATACCAAAAAATTAAAAGTTTGATTTGATGAATTGGTAAATTGTTGATTTGATTTTTCACCTTTTTCAACCCTACCTGTTTCAATAGATTTTTTAGATTTAACACTTCTAATGTTTGGACCTTCAACTGTATTGGTCAGACTATTAAGAGATGTGGTAGAAACATATGTAGTTGATGAGTTATTGGTAAAAGTTATATCACCATAATATGGAGAACCTGTATTAATAGTTGTCCAACCACTACCCCAATTTCCACCTGAAAGGTGAGGGTAAATCCTAACTTCCTGTTCATCGTAGAACTCAACCATTACATCTCCATTTAAGTCAATTGCATCACGATTCTCGGACGTATCTTTAACTTCATAGGTACTGAACTCAAACTTGTTATTTGAGTCAAGGAAACGTTCTAAAAACACCCTTTGACCTGGTCGTAAAATAATACCACTTTTAGAGATATACTGACCATTCAGTTTGATTTTACAAAGAACCGATGTTTGTTTTGGATTATGAATTTCGAATTCGAAATTATCTTTGTCGTTAAGGAATACGACATTACCATTGTAGATTTTTAAACGCGACTTTTTCTTTGTGATGTGAGCAGTCGGCTTGCTCGCGCTAGTTGTTGTGTAATACATTTTTTTTTTAATTTTATAATAGTTAATGACTATGTTACCAATACCTTTGTGTCCGTGAACACTCAACAACTTCTTAGGGTTGGGGACTGATAATCTAAAATCTAATAATAAATATATACAATTTAATTTTCCTGTAAATAAAAAAAGGAGACAATTTCTTGTCCCCTTTTTGGTATCTAAATAAGATATTGATTATCTCAATTCTCTTAAATCGAATGTACGTACACCATCAACCGTGATACGTCCGTAGAAACGGTTATTAACCATTTTCTTAGCGTATCTCGTCATTATACCTTTGATAGGTGTAAAGTTGAATGGATTGTACATTGTAGGTGTTAATTGTAGAGGTACATACGGTGCGTAGATATAACCTGTGTCAAGTAAAGACGTACCTTTGTGACCCAACAACACTTGGTTTGGTGGGAAGTAAGGGTCTCTATACACTTGGTAACGACCAGCTAATGTACCAACTCTTTCAATACCCATGTTGTATTGGTCTTGCTCAGGAGCTGCATTTGATACGTGGAAGTACTCCAAGTCATCAAAGATAGCACTGATTTCAGAAGAAACAACAATCCAGTTAGCTCCACCTCTTAAGGTAGATTTGTGGATTTGAGCCGAAATTTGGTTGATAGCTGTAATCAACGTTTGATTCCAGTCTTTTTGAGTGTAAGGAACTGCACTTGAACCAAGACGTTTCCAACCATTGTAATCCCAACGTAAGTTCCAAGCCGCACCTTTACGTAAATCTCTTAAGATTTCACGGTCGATTTCAGCCGCAACTTGCTCAGATAATAAAGCTGTTAATTCAGCTTCAGCATCGATGTTGTGGAATGCTGCAACGTCTTGTGCCATTTCTGGAGACCATTGAGCTCTTAATTTTCTTTCTGTTACAGAAACTGTAACTGACATAAGGTCGAAAGATACCTCACCAATTCTATCTTCAAATTCTAAGTTTTTGTAGATTCTGTAAGTTGCAGTAAATGCATCATTACTTGTTGTATCTGAAGAGAATGTTGAACCTGTGTAACCGTCCATAGAACCACCACAAGTAATACAAACTGGTACTTGTAAATCAACTTCTAAGTAGATTTTACCTTCAGCATCACACATGTTGTCATATTGACCACCATCAGTTTTACTGTTAGGGAATACTAACGTAGAGTTGTTATTACCGTATTGTACAATACCTTTACCATATCTTTGAGTTACAACTCTAAATAAGTAAGGGTTACTTGTGTTTCCTGAAGTGTAGTTATTACCTGCAACACCATAGATAGTTAAATCAGATAAAAACGCTTCGTTATCCATTGGTTGACCATCAGGACCGATTAATTTACCAGCACCATCAGCTGCAAAACCTGACATAACAATAAGAACTTTTCTATAGTTGTCTGTAGTGTAAGCTGAAGGAACCAATTGGTCTGCTAACCAAGATACAGTTACAACTGGAGCTGTGATTGCAGAATATTGTCCTTTAGAATAGTCGAATAAACCTGGTGGGTCTAACGCTGGTTCGTTACCTTCGTAGAATCTATCGTAAAGGTCTTTAGTGTTGTTGTAGTCATAACCACTGTTTGGTGTTTGGTCAGCCGCAGCGTTTGGTGAACCATAAGGTGGGTAGTGAATACCTGTAGTAGCTAAGTTAGCTGGGTCAGTGTAAGCCTGAATGTTAGGTACAAAGTAAAATAATTTACCGATAGGTAAGTTCATTGCTTGTACTGATACGATGTCATTCGCTAATAATTTAGAGAATACACGTCTTACAATTGGGAAAACAACTGTTTCAAATGCACCTGTGTCAGATGTAGATGATGCTTCGTTAATTAAGAACGATGCTTGGTTTTCGTATAATTGTGCTACGTTTTCTCTCATGTGACCTTTAAGACCTTCTAAAAAGCCTAATTTGTCCCATTTGTTGATTGTGTCTTCTTTGATAACTTTAAGGTGTTTTAACCCGATGTTACCTACAAGACCTGATTCTAATAATGCTCCCATTTTAGTATTTGTTTTGTTTTTAAGTTTATTTTATTTTTATTTTTTTAACCTAATTTACCCATTAAGTCCTTCATTCTTAAGAATTGAGGATTTTCATAAGTTTTTGATTCAATTAGAGTTGTTGATGAACCTGTAGAAACTGATTTGTTTAGTTTTGTTGCTACCGATTCGTTAATTGATTTTGTATCCACAGTATTTAATTCGTCTTTGATTGACTTATAAAGATTTTTAGATTCTTTTAAAGTTTCAACATCATCGAATCTTCTTAGGATGTTTATTTTTTCTTTTTTAGTGGTTGAGTGCTCTGTGAACAATCTTGTTGCGTAAGCTAAGTTTGAATTAAAGATTGCAACTTCGTTAAGTTTTTCTCTAAACACATTCAATGCTTTTCTGTACTCTTCATTCTTTTCTCTCAACATTCTAACTTCTTCTGAAGTAGTTGATTCAACTTTAACACCATTTTTACCATAAACATAGTTTCTGTTATTTGTGATGCCTTTTCTTAATCCTCTACCTTCTTTGGAACCCATTCCGTATGTTCTAGCTGCTTCTTTTGTTTCAGTTTTTTCAAAAGCTTTTTCTCCTTTAGAATTTGTCATACCTTTTTTAGTAGTGTAATCTTCTTTACCTTTCATGGTTTTAGATTTATCACCTCTATTCATTCCGTAATCACCTTCTTTAGTTTCTGCTTTAACAACTTTGGATTTACCTCCCATATTTTCACCTTTCTTGTATTCAAATTTTGCTTTACCAGTACCAACTGATTTAGGACCTACTTTTTTCTTTTCATCAAATCCGCCTTTAGCTTTATCTTTGTAAGAAAATTTAGGACCTGAGCCCATTCCAACACCTTTAGGTTTGTAAGTTTCATTTGTTAAATCGTCCATGTCATCTTCTTCCCTCATTTCTGAATCATCCATCATTTCGTCATCATCATCGTCCATCATTTCGTCATCATCATCGTCCATCATTTCGTCATCATCATCGTCTAAAGTTATTTCATAAACAACTTCTTCTTCATCGTCAAAATCTTCAACATCTGATGAATCACCATTATCAGAGAAAATAGCGTTAATAACGTCATCAACAGATTCATCTCGTTCGTCGTAATTCATATCGTCTTCTTGCATTAATTCGTCTTCTTCAGACTCACCAAGCTTAACAAGATATTCTACGTCAGCATCATCATCAGTTAAATGAACGTTTTCACCATCTTTTTTTACAATGATACCGTCATCTTCACCCATAGCTTTGAATACTTTCAAGATTTCCTCGTCAGAAGCGTCAGTTAAATCTATTGGACTTTCTTCTGAATCCATGTCCATATCCATGTCAACATCCATATCCATATCCTCTTCATCAGAGTCCATGTCCATATCTGTATCGATATCCATTTCCATTTCATCGTTATCAGCATCCGTATCAACGTCTGCATCTAAATCAATCTCATTTTCATCATCCTGTTCAGAAAGAGATTCTTTTACTAATTGGTTGATTTCTTCCTTCATAGTTGAAGCAAGTATTCCTTTTGCATTTTCGGCTATAGCTTCTTCAACTTGTCTCATTTGAATAAGAGCCTCTTGGACTAATTTGTTTTCTTTCATGAAAATCTATTATTTTTACAATATAAATAGTGTCAAATAATAAAAAATTCACTTTTAGGGTAACACAATCTTAATTTTATTTTATGTAAAAAATTCGGAGCATAAAAAAAGTGGTCGATTATGACCACTTTAATTTAATTTGTTTAAAATTTAATTATTCGATTACCTCATCAATTTTACTTTCTGATACTGAAGTAATTCTCCAATCATTTGTAAACCCTTGGTATTTTTCCGTAACCTTTGCTTCGACATCTGTTACTGAAAAACCTTTAACTAATTTCTCTTCTCTGATTTTTTTGATTTTACCAGTATTCTCATCAGGTAAGTCATACTGAATTTTCGCTACAAAATATTTTTCGTCCATAATTTATTATTTTCCCAAATAATCGGTTAATTTTCTCATTAAGTCAACTCCTTTAGTTTGAAATTCCGAATTTTCAGGTGATTTGTATTTTTTTTCTTCTTCCAAGTTCTCTTCGTACTTATCTCTATCATCAGGATTCGTAAATAAATAAGCTCCTGGTGTTGATGGAGATGATACCAAATCAAAACAGATTAATTCAAAATCGTCTTGTACTTCATTTCTTTCACCAACCTTTTTCAACGAACCTACACCTCTTGAAGAAACACCCATAGTAACACCTTGTCTCATTAAGTTAGCTGCTTGGTCTCCTTTAGTGGAAACAATACCTCTTTCATGAAAACCTGGCGATGTTAACAATTTAAGTTTACCCATTAAGATATTTCTATCCCACCATATCTCTGTGATGATGTGAGATACCCTATCTAAGTCAATTAAAGACGATTCAGGGTGATTAAGTTCTGAAGTGGATAAACCCTTTTCAATTGCTTTTTGATAGTTTATTGCTTCTCTCTTTAATATTCTTTCAGGATAAAATCTTCCGTTTCTATTTGGTGTATCGTATTTTTGTAATACCGCATAAAATTCAAAAGGATTTCTATAATCTAACTCCTTTGCTTCTCTTAACATCTCGGCGTTACGAATATCTTTTGGTGATATCCAACCTGCGTCGGTTTCAACCAATATTCCATGACCTACTTCGCTTGCTTCTAAAATTCTTAATTGTTTCATGAATTCTTTTTAAGATAAATATACGATATTACTATCTTTTTAATATTAATCGTTTTTAGAAGGTGAAAATTCGAAGTATTTGTTTTGGATTACATTCTCTTTAACTATGTTTTTAATGATTGCTTTAACCGAATCTTTTATTTCAGGACATTTAAAATCTATTTCATTGTTGGTATATAAATTAACCTCTAAGTTTAAAAAAGATTTTTTACCGTGTGAAATACCACTTGTCCTAAGGTCCAAATCAACTATACTTTGTTCTTTAAATAATTCGTGGTTTATTGAGTTGAATACCGAATGTTTAATATCTCGGCTAAGATTACAAACAACTCTATTCCAATTGTTATGTTCAAATTTAGGTGTTACCCATGATTGTATGTTAATGTATAATGATTTTAAATTTTTTGAATCTACTGTTCCGTAGACAGATTTAATTGGATTATACAGATTTAACTTTACACTTTTTCCTTTTTTCATTAAGTTTCATATTGTCAATGTTTATTTATTTGTTAAAATAATAATAAAAATTAGTTCTATTGTCAAAAACTTTCTGAAATATTAAGATATTTGTATTATATGTTAAAAGTAGATGTAAAAAAAGATGGGATAGAAAGGGCCCTAAAGACATTAAAGTCAAAAGTAATTAAAACTAAACAAAATCAGATGTTGTTTGGTAAAAAAGAATTTGTTAAAAAGTCGGTGGAAAGAAGACAACAAAAGTTGAAAGCTTCTTACGTTCAAAAGATGAAATCTAAATTAGATTGATTCTTCTAAGTTCTTTAACTTAAGGAAATTAAGTTGGTCAAATTTTTCAACTTTCAATCTATCAATTGTTTCAGACAATTTTGTCTTAATTTCAAATTCATTTTCGTTTTCTAATAGAGTGTTCAATTTAGAGATTGTACTTTCTTTTAAAGTTTCAAATTTTTCTTGAAGTAATGAAGTATCTTCAGACATTAATTGGATGAATTCTTTTTTGGTTGATTCGTCAAGATTATCAAGATAACCCTTCATTGTTTGGTTTGCAATACTAACCATAGATTTTAAAGGAATATTAATTGATTCCTTTATAGTTTCAGGTTTTTGTGAAACCAATGTCTTAATCAAAGTCTTCTTTGATTGAACTCTTTCCATTAAATCCAATTTGTTAGTATAAACTAACGAATCAATATCAGAATATTTGTTTGAAACATTCTCATATGTTGTTTTTGGTGTTTTAATTGTTGGCACCAATTTTTGAATTAAGGTAATCCCTTCTTCCAAGAAATCTTTTGCATCGGCTTCGGTTAATCCTTGAGGTGTAGTTAATTGGTCGTATAAAGAATATAATTTTGACATATTCTTATTGTTCAAAACATTATGTTTGAACTCTTTTAACGATTTTTTAAATTCCTGCTCATTTTTGTAGGATTCTAATAAATTGTTTTCAATTATGGATTTAATTTGTCCGAAAGTCATTTTGTCTATTTTCAATATAAATATTACGAATTTAGTAACTTATCCAATTCTTTTGAAATTTCTCCCAAAGAATCTTGACCTTGATTCAAATTTAAAAATCTTGATTTTTCTGCAAAATTATTTTCTAATAAAATATTCATATTTGCTCTTTTAGATTCAGGTGTTACTTCACCTGCTGGTGGCGGTGCTGTTTCACCTCCTGCTGGTGGAGCTTCTTCACCTGCTGGTGGTGGAGCTGTTTCAAAACCTCCTCCTCCAAATGATGGTACGGCACCCGTATTTTCACTATCTGTAGTTGTCGCAGCATTTGCAGTTGACCCAGACGGATTACCATATAACTTATCAATATTATCAAATAATCCTGTTTTGGTAATAACTGTCGGAGTTGCTTTAAGTTCCTCTCCAACAGCTCTTTCAATTCTTTGTTGTTGTAAATCCAATCTGATTTCTTCATCAGACCAGTTAAAGATATGTTTCTTAGCCCAAGTTGATGATGTAGGTTGAATACCATTTCCTGGGTCGGCAACCAAATCTTTATACAATAACACTTTTTCTTTCCATACGTCAATTTTTAATAAATCGGCTTGTGTTGATGGATTAGATAAACCTAATGTAAAGTTTTGTAATTCATCTTCAAATCCTAATAAAAATAAGTGAACAATTGCAATTTTATTTAACTCGGCAATCATACTTTTTTGAATTCTGTTGATTGTACGAGCAAAACGGATATCTTGTAATGATAAGTTTTTACCATCACCAACAACTTCTTCAAATCCTAAGAATGCCTTAGGAACACGAAGTGCGGTTAATAATTTCTTTTGGATATATTCAATATCGGCAATTTCTGATAAGTTTGTAGCTCCGGGTAATGTTGTAATTGGGTCTGGTGCTGCAGGGTCACGAACTGGAATGAAGTAATCTTGGTCAACCGCCATTTGGTTGAATCTCATATCTACGTTTCCTGTTTTAGCGTCCACAATTTGTTCTCTTTTAAATTTGTTCGCAACACGGTTTACGTATGCTTCAACATCATCGTCATTCATGTTACCCACAAACACTTTAAACATTCTTCTTTCAGGTGCTCTTGATGTACGATAGATTAACATGGCATCTTCTGATAACAATAACTGTTTCCAAATACGTCTTGCTTTTTCTAACATTGATGTACCATATGGAAGTTTTCTGTCATCACCTAATAATCTAAAGTGAGCAATCTCCCATGATTGGAATTCCATGTTTCTGTTTTTCCAAGTAAAGTGAAGAGCCTTCTTATTCTGGTCTTGTTCCTGTGTGATATCCACAGTAATCTTAGCGGTTACACCAACCTCATGACGTTCAATTTCAATTGTTGGTAATTGTTGACAACCAACAATACCTTTTTCAGGGTCTAATTTCATATAAACAAAATTATCACCATACTTACAAGTGTTTCTTGTCCACATTGGTAAGTTAGTATTGATGTCAAGGGCATTGTTAAATAAATCAGCTAATACTGATTTAATTCTTTTTGACTCAGAATAAATTTGAAGAATAAAACCATCTTCATTTGTTGTTGTAGATTCTTCAGAATAAATGTCTAATGCTGCAGAAATTTCAGGAGTATATTCCATCGATTCATAATCATACTGAGCAGATAATCTTGATGGTTCATAATAAATCGCTTGAGAATATAAGTTGTTTTCAACTTTAGCCCATTGATTTGTTAAATAAAATGTTTGTTGTGCTTGAAGTTTTTCTCTCTCATAATCATCACGATTTGGCGTACGCAGAAGTTCTTTTTTATCAAACTTAAAAGTCGGATAGTCCTGTTTCAACAGTGAATTTGGGCCGAATGTTTGCGATAGCCTCTGCCAGACCGTTAGATTTTGTTCACTCATATTACAATTTTACTAATTACTTTGATAATATAAATACTTATTATCCACCAAATAGCCATCCGTACTTTTGGTAATCTGCTTTAGTAGCTTCACCATTATTACCCATACCATTACCTCTACCCATTTGAGGAACCATTGGATTAAAGAATTCAGAAGAGTTTTTGTTTTCATTAACGTTAGTGGCCCATGAGTTAATCATGGCTTTAGTATGATTGGTAACCTTTTCCAAAGATTGGAATGATTTTTCCGCAACATATAACGCCATAGAAACCCCCATGATACAGTCATCATGATGACCTTTTTGGTGGTCAGGTCTTCCGTTAATATAAATGAATGTATTCATTTCATTGTATAATCTATTTGAATATACTTTAAATCCATGTCTAACATTTTCTTCAAACGCCGAGATAATTTGAACCCTTTTTGAGTTAAAGTTAATACCTGGTATTCTGTCATTAATTTTTGGGTCCCATTTCCATTTATTAGTCGTATCAACATTGTCAACATATAATCCGGCTTGATATGATAATTCTTGTAATTTTCTTGATGTGGAAATACCCATACCTCCTGTAATATCAATAACACAGTAAGCATTGTACATTGTTCCCCATTTATAAGCAATTTCTGCCACAACATCTGGCGGAACTTTGGCAACATATTCTAATACCTGTTCCCTTTCATCAAAATCGATGATTTGGATACACGAGAAGTCCTCAGAGTCACCTCTTGATACATCGACACCCATTACGTACTTATGTCCGTTTACAGGCTCTTTAAATATCCATAGGGAACCTCCCATTAGTTTGGCTTGTGGTTCACGTAAAGTATTTTTAGATATTTCTTGCATCAATTCAGATTCGAATACATTATCACCCGAACCTAAAAAGTCACATTCTAATTCCTGTGCTACTTTTCTTCTATCAAACTTTAACTTCTTAACCATCCCCTCAAACCAAGCAGAACATGGTTTGTATCCTTGTTCAATATAGTCAGTTACGACAGAGTGGTCTCTTTCGTATGGATTATCCATCGACAAACTAATGATATCTTTATCATTATATTCTTCTCTGTTTAATAGAAAATGTACCAAGTCAGGAGTTTTAACCATATACAAATCTTTTGTATATCTTGGGTCACGATACCAAAACATCTCAGATATTTTAAAATCGTTCATGTTTCTTAATGACTGGTCGTAGATTTCATAATAGATTTGGTCATATCCGTTTGGTGTAGACACAACGATAACTTTACCCCCTGTAGATAGGGATGCCATACAAGCTGACCAGAAATCTGAGTCTGCCTCGATAAACGCCGCCTCATCAAATACAAGAATGGTAGGAGTATAACCCCTCAAGGCATCTTTTGATGTTGCAACGGCTTTAACTTCACAATTATTATTAAGTTTAAAGTGTCTTTGAGAGTTTTTTTCTTTTGAAAATGAAATACCAACCCACGCAGGCCATTGTTCGGTAAACCCTCTAACTTTGTTAGCCATCTCCATTGACGTATCTAACTTGTTGGCAATAATAAGAATTTTTTCAGGTTTGTTCTTTTGGGCGAATGCCAATTTTTTTGATATCCAAGCTGCGGTTACGGTTGTTACACCCGCCTGACGATACTTTAACGCAATATTTTCATTGTGTTTGTCGTAATCTTCGATTAAACTAACTTGGTCGGGGAATAAATCTAATGGGACGTATTTTGATACGGTATTATCGTATGTCTGTAAATAAGTTCGAAGTGCATAAGGAGTATTCCTCATACACTTCGTTAACTCTATAATCAGTTGTTCTTTATTCACACATTTTATTTAGGTCTTGTTATGCCTAAACCACTCAAGAAATCATCTAAACCTTCATCATCGTCTTCATCAGAATCAATTTCTTCTTCTTCCTTATAATTTTCAAATTCTTCTTGCATTTGTTTGGCTTCTCTAACAATTTCTTCAAATCGTTTTTTAGCTTTACCAAGTTTAGAAGAATCTTCAGAGATGGCATTTCCAATAATTTCTAAGAATTCTTTAGCGTCTATTTGATATAGTAATACATGAAAAAAATTTATTAATCCTTTATATTGAGGTTCAAAAACATCATCAGGTAATGCGAAACGTATTTTTTCAACAATTTCAGGTCCGATACGTAATTGCATTGGTTCGTTTGATAATACATCAGTTTGACCTAATACTTTTTCTCTCATACCAGGGTCTGATGGTAAACCAGCTCTACCTTTAGCTTCTTCTAAACCTTTAATAATTTCATGACACAGAATTGGGAAAATTAATCCTGTTGCAATGATTTTAGTATCAGGTTGTTCTTCACCTTCCTCACCTTCATCATCGGCATCATCTAATTCAACTTTACCTGCAACACCTTGACCAGTTTGACTCATTTGTTCAATCATCTGTTCCATACTAAAATATAAAAAATCATTGATTGCCATAATACCTAAGTAATCTCCATATAAAGATGGGTCAATAGCATCTAATCTTGATTTAATTTCAGGTTTTTGAAAAAGGTAATGTCCTTTCTTGGCAGCTCCTTGAATAAGTGCGTTGATAATATTTCTTTTGTGTTTTTCTAATTCTAAAATTTCTTCATCAGTTAATTCATCAAGGTCAAAAGATGGAAATTGTAATTTTTCCTCTCCTTCTTCTTCCTCGTCTTCATCATCTTCAGGTTCCATTCTAAAATTACCAGTATCAGGCATACCTAAACTAGCTTCAATTTGGTATCTTCCTTTAGGGACTTCAGCATCATCTAAAGACGCCTCTTTTGCCAATTCGATTAACTCATCTCTGTTAGCCGCCTCAATTCTCATGATATTAGGAAGTTTTCTCATCATTTCTTGATAAACCATTCCTTGTACTTGTTTAGAACTCAAATCTTCAATACCTGTTACTTGACGTAATTTATCTGCAACTTTTTGAAATCTTTTACTAACTAATCTTTCTACATCCGCAGCACCTTTTTTCATTGCTGGGTTTGTTGCGTAAAGACTATCAGGACTAGATAATTTTCTTTCTAAATTTGGGTCCATTCTTTCAGGAGTTGTCCCGTAATCAATCTGTTCTTTTAATTTCCTTGCCATAAATTATTTTTCTAATAGTTGCATTATTACATCAATCACTTTTTCTTTTGCGTCTTCAGGTGAAACTTTTTTCGCTTTTGGTGCGGGATTTTCACCAGGATTTGGATTTTTGAAAGGGTTTGGTCTTTTACCTGGTTTTGTGCCAGGTTTTGTTGGTGCTGGTTTTGTTGTTGGTGCAGGTGCAGGACTTGCTTCAACAATGTACTTGATTAAATCACCTTTAGTGATTTTTGGAGGCATGTTTCTTTCCACTATTTTTTCTATTTGAGATTCTAAGAACAAAGATACGGGATTTTTTCCTTCCTTCAATTGTTTTTTTACTGACATTACACATCTTTCCCATTTCCTTGATTTTCTTGGACCAACTTGTGCGTGACAAATAGCCCATGGATTTGGTTCTCCGTCTTTTTCTTCATCTATTGACTCAACAGTACCAATTGAATTTTTTTCATTTGGATTATCTAAATCGTCATCCATACCATCAGGGGCTGCTTTTTGTGGTATGTCTTGAGTGTATTCACCTGAACTGGCGTTATCTTTATCAACCTCAACACTGGACTGTTCATCAATTTCTTTTTCTGTCATAGTAACATTAACATCTTGTGCTACCATATTTTTTGCAATATCTGCGGCATTTGGATTTTTACTACTAACAGTCACAGAAGCTTCTCCCAATAATTTTGAATATAATACATTAATTTGTGATTCAGTTAATTTACTAACTGTATTGGATGATAATCCTTTTTCAACCAACTTGAGTGCTTTTATATTAGTTTTCATATACTACTTTTTTTTCAAATTCTAAAA